TGTATCAATGTCTGTTACTGTAACAGGCGCTGAAGCAACTTCACTTACTGGTGACATGACTGGTGATGTTTACGCAAACAACGGTACTTCTAAAGTATTAGAGAACGGTACTGACGGTACTGACGCAACTTTCACTGGTGCTGTAACTGGTAATGCATCTACTGCAACTGCACTTGAAACTGCTCGCACTGTCGGTGGTGTTTCATTCGACGGTTCTGCAAACATCGACCTTCCTGGTGTTAATGCTGCTGGTAACCAAGATACTTCAGGTAATGCTGCAACTGCAACTGCACTTGCTTCTGGCGTTAATGTAGGTGGTGTATCATTTGATGGTACAATCAACATTACACTTCCTGGTGTAAACACTTCTGGTAACCAAGATACTTCAGGCAATGCTGCTACTGCAACTGCACTTGAAACTGCTCGTGCAATCAGTGTTTCAGGTGATGCAACCGGTACTGTAAACTTTGACGGTTCTGCTGCTGCTGATATCGAAATGACACTTGCTAACTCAGGTGTTACTGCTGGTACTACTGGTTCTGCTACTGCGGTTCCTGTTATCACTGTTGATGCGAAAGGTCGTGTAACTGCTGTTTCATCACAAGCAATTGCTACTTCATTCGACATCACTGACGGTGTAAACACTGACACAGTTAATGGTGGCGAAACTCTTACTTTCGAAGGCACAGCTAACGAAACTGATGTTACTGTTTCAGGCAACAAAGTAACTGTTGGAATGGTTGCTAACCCAACTATTGGTGGTAACTTAACAGTTTCTGGAAACTTGACTGTTTCTGGTACAACTACTCAGGTTAACACTACTAACATGGCAGTTGAAGATTCACTCGTTGCATATGCAACTGGCAACTCTTCTGACGCAGTTGACATTGGTTTCTTCGGTAAGTTCAACGATGGTACTGCTAAGACTACTGGTCTATTCCGTGACGCAAACGATGGCAAGTTCCATATGTTTGAATCACAAGAAGACATTACTGGTAACACAATCGACAAGACTGCTACTGGCTATACTGTTGCAACATTGATTGCTAACATTGAAGGCAACATCACTGGTGATGTAACTGGCGATGTAACTGGTAACGTAACTGGTAACCTTACTGGTGACGTAACTGGTAACGTAACTGGTAACCTTACTGGTGACGTAACTGGTTCATTGACTGGCGGAACTGTTTCAGGTCTATCTGCTGCAATCGCAGTCGCAGACGGTGGTACTGGTGCAAGCACATTCACTAGCAAAGGTATCATTTTCGGTAACGGCACTGGTGCAATGCAAGTAACTGCTGCTGGTACAGAAGGTAAAGTACTAATTGCTGGTTCAGGTGGCACACCTGAGTTTGCTGACCTCGACGGTGGTACATACTAAATAGTATAAAGAGAGAGGGGAGTTCCTCCCCTCTTTTACTTAACATAGTAAAGGTGAAAATATAATGGAAAACGAAAAACTTATTAATTCTTACATTGCTAATCTTGCTAAGAATGTCAATGATCTAACTTTAGAAAATATTCTTTTAAAGTCGAAGCAGCAAAATGCAACTTCTGACACAAATGAAATACTAGAGCAAGTACAAAGACAAAAGGAAGAAATTCAAGAATTAAAGGACACTGAAGAAAGACTCCGAAATGAAAACTTTGATTTTCAACGAAAAGCAAAGGATGATGAAGATTTTATTTCACGTTTAGAAGAAGGAATTGAACAAGCTAACGGAATCATAGCGCAGTTTGAAGAAGAAAAAAATGGAGCTTTGGCTAAGGTTGCAAGACTTGAGAAAGAAGCCAAGCAACAAGTAGTACAAGCACCACCTACTAATACTAAAAAATTAGAAGATGAAAAAGCTACATTATTTAATCAAAATGTTAAGTTGCTAAAAGATTTAGATTATGCCGAGAATAAAATTAAAGAGCTTAAATTAAAGCTCAGAAACAAACCAAAAGAGGAATCGGTAAATGGCGACAATAATCAAACCGAAACGGTCGGAAACAGCGGACTCGGTACCGAGTTCAGGTGATCTCGCAGTAGGCGAAATTGCAGTTAACCCAACAGATAAAAAGATATATGTAAAGAAAGCAGACGGCACTGTTGTAGATATGAATCCAGGCGTCACCGCTTCGGATACTGATACTACACAAGCAGTATCTAAGTTTACATTTGCAGACACAACATCAGGCAACATGTTTGTTGATTTTGACACAGAATCCGGCACTGCTATTGTTAAAGTAGCAATCAATGCTGATCAAGATTACGGATTAATCACTCAAGCAGTTGGCGATTACAACGCTCTCGATTACGGGAGTCTGTAATAATGGCCAGTAGGATACGATTTAGAAGAGGCACATCGACCGAACATGCATCCTTTACAGGCGCAGAAGGCGAGATTACCGTAAACACAACAAAGGACACAATTGTATTGCATGATGGAGTACAAGCAGGTGGTTTTGAAATGTTGCGTTCTGACTTAAACAACCTGGATAGTGGAACAGCTATTCCTGCAGGAAACATAACCGATATTGACTGCGGCACTTATAGCTAGGAGAATAGAAAATGCCAACAATACTACAACTAAGAAGAGGTACTACTGCCGAACACTCTAGTTTCACTGGAGCAGAAGGTGAGATTACCGTAAACACAACTAAAGATACTATCGTAGTACACGATGGTTCAACTGCGGGTGGTTTTGAACTTGCTTTAGCAGACGGCTCAAATGTAACTGTTTCTACGGAACAAATACAAGATGCTGCTGCTTCAATGATTACAAGTGCCACGCATACAAACATCACTGCAACATATGACGATGCGGCGGGAACTTTGGCTCTTGCAGCAGCAGCGGGTTCTGCATATGGTGATTCTGATGTAGGCACATATCTATCTTCTAATGGATACGGTACATCATCAAGTATCATTGCAAGTATTACTGATTCAGCACCTGCAACATTAGATACACTTAATGAATTAGCAGCAGCACTTGGTGACGATGCTAACTATGCAAGTACTACAGCAGCAACTATTGCAGCAAATAGAATTGATATCTACAATGCAGCCGGTACTTTGTTGAACTAAAGGAAATATAGTATGCCTACAGTAATCAAACCTAAAAGAAGTGAAGTGAGCGGTGCACCTACCTCGGGAGACTTAGAGGTAGGTGAGATCGCAATGAACTTAGATGATAAGTTATTGTATTCTAAAAAAACAGACGGAACTGTAGTTACTATAGGCACTACTGAAACTCCTGTATTCTTTTCTGATTCAGTAGATTTAGGAAATTTATCAAGCGGTGCCACTGAATATGATATGGGTGCGTTGTCGTAAGTATAAATAAAAGAAACACCGAAGGAACTTACGAATGGCACTATCAACTAGACAAGAGCTAATAGACTACTGTTTGCGTAGGCTCGGCTTTCCTGTCATCGAAATAAATGTTGATGAAGACCAGGTCAATGACCGTATTGATGATGCCATTCAGCTTTGGCAAGAGTATCACTTTGATGGTACTGAACGCATAAGATTACAGGCTCTACTCTTAACCTAACTACCTCTGTCGGTCTTACCTTTTCAAATAACGACAGAGTTACTGGTTCAACATCTGGTGCAAGTGCAGTAGTAAAAGGCGGATCAGACACTACTCTAACCACTGAAGATACTGCTGGTGTATTTGTCGCAGGGGAAACCATTACTGGCTCTATATCAGGCACTACAGCAATACTAGATGCAATTCCTTATGTTGCAGGTGATATGGATAACAAGTATATTCCTATCAGCAACGGCATCACAGGTATCGTTAGACTATTTAACTTTGGTGGAGCTGCTACTTCAAACACTAGAGACGGCAATCTATTTGATTTACAGTATCAGTTTAGACAAAATGATCTGTACAATCTGATGGGCGCTGACATGATTTACTACAGCATGGTTCAGTCTCATCTACAAACACTTGAAGAGCTTCTAATCAGCGATAGACAGATTCGCTGGAACAGAAAAACAGACAGACTATACATTGACACTGACTGGGATAAGACATTCAATCCAGGTGACTATGTGATAGCTGAAGCATACGCAATTCTTGACCCAGAACAATACACAGAAGTGTATGACGATATGTGGTTGAAGAAATACGCTACTGCACTTATCAAAAGGCAGTGGGGTGAGAACATGAAGAAGTTTGGCGGTATTCAAATGCCAGGCGGGGTCACCCTCAATGGCGACAAGATATTTGAAGAAGCCGTCACAGAGATTAATGCCATAGAAGACGAGATGCAATCTCGCTACGAACTCCCTCCTTCGTTCTATGTAGGATAGACCCATGCCTACAAACTTTTACTTTCAAAATGGAGTGACAAGCGGAACTACCAATGAACAGCGTCTCATCGAAGACCTTGTCATTGAGAGTCTGAAGATATACGGTCACGACATTTACTATCTCCCTAGAACTCTTGTCAACGAAGACTCTATCTTCGATGAGGCTACTTTGTCTCAGTTTACTCAAGCATATCCTTTGGAAATGTACTTTGATAACATAGATGGATTTGAGGGGCAGGGCGACTTATTTACAAAATTTGGTATTGAAATTAGAGACCAAGCAACATTTGTTCTATCTAAAAGAAGATGGGAACAGATGATTGATACTTCAGGCGGAATATTTACATTAGAAGCAAGACCTGCAGAAGGCGACTTGCTGTTCTTCCCTTTGACTGGTTCTTTGTTCGAGATCAAGCTAGTTGAATTTCAAAATCCTTTCTATCAACTAAGCAAAATTAATGTGTTTAAGATGCAGTGTGAGTTGTTTGAATACTCGTCTGAAGTTATCAACACAGGCATTGCTGCTATTGATGCTATCTATACTGACAATAATATTGACATGTTCTTGTATCAGTTCTTCTTAGAAGACGGAACACTGTTATTACAAGAAGATGGCGAGTCTATAATACTAGAAGACTATGCAGTTACTAAGTCAAATGCTGCAACAGACAACACCAATTTTATTAGTGAAAACGAAGCAGACGATATCCTAGATTTCTCAGAAGTTAATCCGTTCGGGGAGATTGGCTAATGTTTAAGAATACTCAATTCTATCACGAGCATATCAGAAAAGCCATTGTCGCTTTTGGAATGATATTCAATAATATTCGTGTAGAACGGAAGACTACAGCAGGAGAAATTGCACAAGTAATGCGAGTGCCACTTGCATACTCTACAAAACAGAAGTTCTTGTCTCGTATTGCATTGATTCCTGATGCTGAGTCTCGTGGCGAAGTAGCAATCGTTTTGCCTCGTATGGGATTTGAGATACAACAACTGACATATGATCCTTCTCGTAAAGTTTCTCCTATTCAAAGAAACAAAGCAGTCGGTGAAGGAGATAATGTAAATACAGTTAGATCATCTTATGTAGCGACACCATACAACATGTCGCTTGCTCTTTATGTATTTGCAAAGAACCAAGAAGATGGACTCAGAATTGTAGAACAGATTCTTCCTTTTTTCAACCCTGACTTCAATATCACTGTCAACGAAATGCCTGCTCTAGGTATAAAAAGAGACATTAAGATTACAATGGACAGTATTGATTATGATGATGCATACGAAGGCGACTTAGCAGACAGACAGAGTATTATCTGGACATTTAACTTTACCATGAGATTAAACTTTTACGGTCCTGTTGACAACGTAGGAGTAATTAAAGAGTCTATTGCTAAATTGTATGAAAAAGATGACTTCTTAAATGTAAGGGTTAAGAGTACAGCTACAATAGGAAACGATGGCGTTATAGATAAAACATTAACGCCAGCAGATGAATATGAATATATAACTTCAATACTTGAAAGTTTTGGTGAAGAAATTGAATAATCCATTTGACAGTTTAGATGAAACATTTAACACAAAAGATAAAACAAAAGCACTTGAGAGCAATCTAAAACAAACACAGGAAGAAAATAATCTTCCTGTGGCACCTGCTGATGCAAAAAAAGATTTAGAAGATGACTTTCAAGAAGCAAGGGATATTTTAAAAAGAACTGCCGAGTATAGCGAAGAAGCTATTAAGGGCATTCTTCACATTGCAAGGAATAGCGATCAGCCAAGAGCATACGAAGTAGCCGGTCAGCTCATCAAATCACTGCAAGACAATGCAAATGCTATGATGGATGTTCAAGATAAAGCAAAGAAAGTG